TTCTCCTTTCAGATAAACATTCAACTGCTTCAGGCCGAAGGCGGAAGCGGCTTCATGGTTGTCAAAATAAATGTCGATCTGGTTTTCACCGTATTTGTCAATCACCCATTGGGCGGGGCGATCCTGAACGATGTATTCACCCAAGCCTTCCACTTCCACCACGGTTCCCAAAGGAAGCGGGGAAGCACAGGAAACACCGGCCTTCAGTTCCACACCAGCGGCACCATACACAATGCCGTTGGGCCGGTTCTTGGCCCATTCGCCGCAACACTTTTCACAGGAACAATAGGCGGTAATTCTGAAACTGCCCAACAGCACCGGTTCAGGTTCGGCGGGTTCTTTCACCAGCGGAGTTTCCACCGGCTCCAAGGTCACATCCGGGGTCACGGCGGTAAGCTGATCCGGTTCAATATGGGCATCCGGGGCCTTGCCGTTGACAGCAGAACAGCGCCCAAATATAAACCCCATTGCAAGGCCCATCAGAAGGGCCACAAGGAACATCCGCCTGAACCGCTGGTTAAGGGCTTTGCGGCGCTGTTGCCGCTTGCTCATACTTTCTGAATAGTTCATCGGTATAGTCCTTTCTCATTTCCAAAGTGGAAAGAATATCTTCTTCAACCGTTCCCGGACAGATCATCAGGTAATAGAAACATGGCCGTTCTTGCCCAAGGCGGTGAATACGCTTTTGGGATTGCTCCCACAATTCCGAACCTTGGGGAAGGCTGAAGTAAATGATTTTGTTGGCAAGCTGGAAATTGCCGCCCATTGCACCGGCCTGATACTGAATGAAGGTAATGCTGTTGTGCTGGTAGCGGTAAGCATCCAAGTTCTTTTCTTCACCGGAAAGAACAGACACAGGCCGGTTCAGGCCCTTGGCAATTCCCTTCAGGCGTTCCATTTCTTCCGTGAAGTTATAGAACACAATCAAGCGATCTTCCGTGCTGTTCACCAAATCCCGGAAGGCTTCATAACGGGCCGGGTTATATAGGCCGCAAAGCTGACGGGCGTAAAGGCGGCGGGTCAAACTGGTATCACCGATCAATTCCCGTTCACAATGGGCATTGGAACCGTAGAAATCCGCATCCAGTTCAAATTCACCAAGGTTGGCGCTGTCAATCGCAATATAGCGATCATTCCAGAACTTCCAATAAAGGGATGAAGGGCGGGTTTTGACCTTGATCCAGTTCCGTTTTGGAAGGTTGATCCCGGCCTGTTCGGTAGTCATGAAAACGGCCCCATGTTCGGCCAGCTTCATCTTCAGCCGGTCAACATTCTTATAGCCGGTAATCTGTTGCCGCCAAAATCCATCGGTTTCAACCCATTCCGTTTGAATGTACTGCTTCCAGAACAGTTCTTTTGAAATCTTCCACCCCAACAGTTGGCATTGGCTCCACAGGTTTTCATACTTGCCGCCCGTGGGGGTGCCTGACAGAAGGATCACATTATCCGGTTTCAGCCCAAGAATGAACTTTGATCGTTTGGCGTTCTCGTTCTGGATCAGGGAACTTTCATCCAACATCAGCGTGAAGCCGGTCAGGGTTTTCAGCACATTCCGCCTGAAAGTCAGTTCGTAGTTGATCACGCCACAAATCCGATCCGGGTTATCAACTTCCATTGCGGCCTTCATGAACCAATCAAATTCATTTTTCTTGGTCATGTCATAAATCATCCAACAATGGTTCATGGCGTAATTTTCTGTCATGTGTTCAATCCAGTCTTGAACCTTTGAACATTGACACACCAGAAGATTTACACGGCTGTTCAACTTCAGGGCTTTTTCGGAACCAACAAAGGTTTTCCCAAGGCCCATGTCAAGGTAATAGGCCACCCGGTTTTTTCCCTCGGTTTCATCAAGGGCCTGTTGTTGGTGCTGGAACAGGTTAATCATTGATCTGAATGAAATCACCCAAAACCTTTTTGGCGTGGGTGGTGGAACCGAACAGTTTCTTGACCACAGCGGCACAGAAACCGGAATAGTAGTCATAGGAATCCGCTTCCCCACAGGAAACAATGGTTTTGGTGTTGTCGGCCCACAGAATGATTGTCTTGGGGCCGCTATAAATGACCTTCTTGATCTGCGGAAGGCCGGTCTGACGGGAACGGCGGATGTGATTTGCAACGCCAAAGGTGGCGTTAAGATCGGCCTTGATATATTCCATCATGGCATCAGGCAGACTACCCGCCGCAACCACCTTGGATTCAGAGAACCAAAACAGGCCCTTGGAACTTGCGTCATTCGTCTGCTGAAAAAGTTCCACGCCAACCTTCTTGTTCTGCGAAAAGTAATTCTTCACCTTGCCGATGTAGCCGGTGAACTTGCCGCTGTATTCCGCATCGGGCAAGATTTTAACGATCATTCCGATCTGAAGCATATAAACCATCCTTTCATTGGTGAAGCCATTCACGGCGGATGTACTGAATCGCCGTTTCAAAGCCTTCAGACATTTCAGCGGGGCAATCCGGGCTATGCTGGGCGCTCCGCAACTGCTTAATTGCCTTCTTTAGTTCGCCACGGGTGGCGATAGGCGTATAGGGGGGGAATCGGGCGCAACCACATAGATAATGGCGAAGAAGCAAATCATATCAATGTTGGTGGCGTTCCTGATCAAATCCAACAGTTCATCACGGGTGTTATCCATCGGTGTTCCCCTTTCAGGCCGTAAGGCCGAAGAAGGAATTGAACTGATCAGCGCCCACATAATCACGGAACTTGGTGGGGTTGATGTAGTAATTCCAGCAAGCGCCGGTTCCGGGAACAGCGTTCCCGAAAGGAAGAAGGCCACGCTGAAGGCCGATTCTGACGAACTGATCAGATTTTCCCATGCACCGGGCGGCTTCCTTCACGCTGATCTTCTTGATGGGCGGTTCCGCAACCGGGGCGGCTCCATAACCCATCAGGTAATCAAAGGAAACGCCGGTGGCATCGGCAAGGGCCTTGATACGGTCAGGGCCGGGGGTGTTCTTCCCGGAAAGGTATTGGCTGATAGCGGCCTTGGAAGCCCCGGCCTGTTCAGACAGGGCGGATTGGCTCATGTTGGCCTGTTCCATAGCGTTTTTCAAACGCTCTGCAAAGGTGGTCATTGTGCGTACTCCTTTCAAACAGCTTTATTGGGTTATCACTCTTGTTCTTCAAAGGCCACTTCACATTCTCCACAGAGAACATGAACTTCCTTGGTGGCCCGGATGATGGTTCCGCAACAGGGGCAAACATACTTGCGGGAACTTGATCCCCCCCCCTTCCGGGAACCCTTCAGCGGATTGGTACGGGGCCGAACCAGACAGAACCCGGATTTGCCAAGGGATTTCACGAAGGCTTCAGCTTGCGGGTTCAGGGCGGTTTTGTGCCATCCGTACTTTTCGCCTTTCTCCACGGTCAGGCCGTGGGCTTCAGCGGTTTCTTTGAACTTCCGGTTGTGGTAGGAACCAGAACGGGAAGTATCTTGAACATTGTCCTGAAGGTTCTGAAGGTGAACCATTTCATGAAGCAAGGTTCCACAGGTTTCTTCAAAGGGGCGGTTCAGGTATTCGGCACACAGGTTGATTTCGTAATAGCCGCCTTCCTTGGTGCCGTCTTGCCACGCCTTCCAACCGGTACACCACCCATAGGCACCACGGGTATGATCCGGGGAAACGGTGATCACAGGCTTTTCCAACTTTCCTTCAAAGAAGGCTTTGTTGAACTTTGAAAACAAGGTTTCAAGTTCATCAATGACCGGTTTCAAACTGACTTCATTCATGATTCTTACTCCTTGCGGTGTCCTTTAGGACACTTTCGCATCAAAAAAAATTCCCACCGGGGTTTCAAGGTTCAGAAAATCCACGATCTTCTGAATCTCGCCTTGGGTGAACTCCGAACCCCCATTACACTTTCGGTAAAAGGCGGATCGGGAAATCCCAAGGACTTCACACAGCTTGGCACGGGTGACACCCCGAACAGACATTTCATATTCCAAGCGGGCCTTGTTCATTCGCTCACATCCTTTCTTCAAAAATAGAACAGCCAAAGCCCCAACAAGCAATTTCCGGGCGGTCATACCTTTTACATGGGGATTGATACCCAATACCCGAACCCATAAACCGGGGGCGCTCATGTTGTCGCTGTTGCCCTGCCATCATCAGCACAAAGACCCGAAAATCACCATGTACCAGCTTCATCGGAATCTTGAAAAACAGTCCGTAATGACCGTAGATACTTGTCACATTATGCGTATACGGCACTCCCTGATACACATTGTAAACCGAATTAAAGTATGCATGTGCGTGATAGTTATCACCCTGCTCCCCTCTTCCGTAGATATTCGGCGTGTACATACAGTAAAAGATCAGAACCACCAGTGCCGCATAGGTAAGCCAGATGATCCATTCACCCTTTTTCTCCGTAAGAGAAAGATTCTCATACAACCAGAAAAAGACTGCCAGTTCAGCAAGAAACAAAAGGATCATCACTGCCAGTGGCTGTGTATGCCAGCCATATTTCATCGATACGGTTCCCACCTGTTCCGTCTCCCTCGTCACGCACCTG